TGAACGTCCGCTGATGCAAAGCATCAGCCACCTCATGGAACCGCGAAAGGGCTTCTACAAACTTGTCTATTTTGGGGTCAAGTTCACGGGAATATTGCTCCTTAAAGAGTGCGGCAACAACTTCCGGGTAAAATTTTGCCACAATCTTGGGGTCCGCCCCGCCAAGGAGGAGGGCCACACCTGTAGTGTGGTTGTCAAAAGACGTCATTTCTTTTAAGAAAGGCATGTCTTTGTACCTAAAATAAGTGAAAAGCCCATTATTTGTGCGGCCTGTCCGGCCTCGGCGTTGCTTGACGGTCTCATATGGGAGGCTCACAAGCGCCACAACTTCGGAGTTGTGGCCCGGGAGCTGGCACCGAGTGACATTGGATGTTATCACCCAGTCAACATTTGGCAAGGTGAGCCCGACATCAGCCACTGCAGAGGCAATGAACACTTGGGCGCCCGCATCAATCTCCTTGTCCCGTGACGTCAAGATGCAGACCCTTTTCCCTATGGCCTGTGACAGCTCCAGGGCGTGGGCCTGGTCGACAACAAAAATGAGGAACTTTGACAAATTGCGGGTCCTGACAAGGCCCAACACATCAGCCTTATAGCGCCTCCACCACTGGGAGTATGTGGCCTCTGGCATTGACACCGCAGGCCTGACATCTTCTGTTATCGTCCATGTCATGGCTATCTGCAACGGCACGTGCACACCTGCTTCTTCTTTAAGGAATTGGGTGGGGGTCGCGGTCGTGTAGATGGCGGGGACAAGCAATTTCTTAAGTATGTGGATCACGGCCCTCACAGGGGCTTCATCAACATGCGCCTCGTCAATAATAAAAAGATTGCCCTCAGTTAACCAGCGCTCGTGGAGGAGGACTTCCTGAGGCGTGGTGATGATCAGCCTCTTTCCCGGGTCAAATGGGTGCCCGGAGGTCACAGGGTGGGCTGGTAAGGCAAAAGCCTCACTCAAGTAGGGTGTCAAAGTTGTGACCAACAAGTTACGTGGCACAACTAAGATGACACGTGTGTATTTGTGACCAAAATACCTGTAAACATAATTGATAAAAGTCGTGGATTTCCCCGTGCCGGTAGGTGCTTCAATTAGCACAGAAGGGCATTCAGGCCCCAACAGCTCGATTGCTGCGGCGGTTTGCTTCATATTTGCCGGTACCTTGCCCCAAACATTGTTCAGGACGTAAGAATACACCATTTCTATCACGTTTGAGAAAGCTGGGACCCTTATGTACTTAACAAAAACGGGTATCGGCAAGCCTGGCAAGACCGACAAGGCCGCAATGGCGAGCACTTCCATTATCGGGACATCCACCCTCTTGACATATGGCTGAACGTACCCGTTCAATACGAAGTTCAGCTCTGCAAGTTTCTTGTCCAAATAACCAGCCCATACGAAGAAGCCGAAGGCCTTCTTTGCAGTCGGCAGACAGCACATATAGACCCAGTGCCGGGTGAGAAGGGCACTGTCCGGCTCATCATTTTGAACAGTCACCAGACGTGGGTTGTCGGCCAAGAAATCGTAACATGTTCTTTTCATCAACTGGGTAAGCCCAGCAGTGGTCAGCATTGTGTTGCTCCGGCGCAGTAATTCTACGGGCCAGGAGACAGCCGTGCCAAACAACGACGTAAGGTAGGTAGTGTAACCTATATTATAAATAATCGGATTGAGGACGTCTGGGATGACAGACACGATGTTGCAAATTGTGTCTGCCAGCCCATCCATAGAGTAGTCAATGATCTCACCTCTCTCGTCTTCAGGTATGGGCTCATCTTCTTCAAGAATTCGTGAATCAGGCTTGTACCAGTCCATCATCACTTGTTCATAGGAAGGGATTTTGATGCCATGCTGCATGGTAGACCCGTCTTTCAGAACCTCAAACCTCTTAATGTCTTCAGCCAGCTTGTCATAGACGTCAGGTTGGTGAGCGCATAACCCCATATAACTTGTCAGCCTCTTGATGCGGTAGGCACGGTCTGAAGAACGGCCTTTTGCAGGGGCATAAGCCTTGCCAATGAGTTTCTTTGTGTCATGGAGGACTATGAAGCGGGGCACTTTAATGCCCAGGCGTGACAAGGCTACTGAATCGGCCGTCGTTGGGTGCCTCCAACCTTTGGAAAGGAAAGTCATTCGGAGCAACTCGCCTGATGGTTCTTCATCCTTCAGGCGCACGTTCATCCTGGCCATGGCCTTTATAATGTTCCGGGAACTCCAATTAGATGGTGCACTTGCCAACCAGGAGAGCAAGTGGTCATCACCATAATTTGACAGCTTGCAATAATGCCTGAATTCATGGGCACTGAGCCCTGTCAATTTCTTCCAGGCACACAGGTAATAAATCACTACCGCAAGCGAGTTGTCGAGTGAAGTGGAAGAGTGGCCTGTACTCAAGCCCCCTTGCTTCCTATATATATTGCCTGTAGACGTTGTCATTAGTGGCATTTGGTCCAAGTTCTTATAATTGGCGTCTATCAAGAAACAAATCTTCGCATAATCACGATGCCGCTCAAAGCCCTTCTTACGGACCCTTGCAATTACTTCAGTAACGTCCTTAGAGACCGTGGAGTCAAAGGCCTCAAAATCACCAGCAAAATGGAAATCGTAATTGTCATGGTCAGCCACCAACTTTGAAAGGTTGAACCCATTAAGGGGCATGCCGATCTTAATTGATGATGACCAGAACTTAAAATTATGGTTCGGCTGGTAATTCCAGATTGTAGAAGAAATATAATGGACAAGTGGGGCAGATATGACTGTGCGAACAATGTCATTCCGCCACTTGCGTTCAGGCAATGCTTCACTCTTCACGGACACACCAGCGACAGGCACAAGAGTGTGGGCTTGCTCAAAAGTGGTAGCCCACAACTTCACAAAGTTAGCCATGCCTCCTATGCTCTGAATGAACCTTTTCCGTGAAAGTTTGCGCCATTTGCCGTTGCGCTTGACTTCTCCCCAGAAGGGGCCCAAGCCATACTTCTTCTCCCATTTCTTGATAATATAGGAAAAGGGGGTAAGCTTGGAGGCCCGGAAAATAACACCGACTAGCACCCAGATTTCGGCCACACTCAAGTCCGGCAAATTGGCAGGGCCGGACACGAAATAGCGAGACAATGAGTCAAGTTCGGACTCGATGGTTGCATACTGTTCAGTCCGCTTGTACTCGGGCGCGAACCCCTTCAAGTTGGCTAACTCTTCGCTGACTTCAAGCTCCATCCTAGCCACACCTTGACGGATGGAAGTGCCGCCGATGAACTCTGAGGCAAACTGGTGGAAGTTCTTTGGGTCTTCACAAGCTGTGGAAGTCACAACGGG